GGGCTGATAGAATAAAATGAAAGTATTAGAAGCATTGGCAGACGAAATCAAAAGACAAAAGCAGATTGATGCACTCATGAAGCTAAAGGAGCAAAGAGAAAGAGAATTAAAGGAAATTAGGCTTGCCTTAAGAAAAGTTATTTATAACAAATGACAGTAACGCACGACATACAAACTTGGTGGAAAGAAGCCAGCCTTAGTAGCGATAGAGTATTTGAGTCCGGTAGCAGAAGGGATAGCGACTCTCACAAGCCTCTAACAACAGCAATTACTGCTTATGCAAGGTTACGTTATGGCTACCACCTAAGAAAGGGGTCTAATAACTACGGTAAGGATAACTGGAAGTTAGGTCAACCAAGCGAAGCGGTCTTAGAGAGTATGGATAGACACCTTGCTCAGTATTTAGGAGGCGATAGGTCAGAAGATCATTTATCAGCTATTATGTTTGGAGTTATTATGCTGATGCAGAATGAAGAAAAAGAAGGAATAAAACCAGATAATTATTTTGAAAAGTAAAGTTTAGTTAGTATATTTGGTTAATAGTTGTGGTTATCGTCTGAGGGTTTATTTGGTTTCCTTTAGACAAAGATTGGGGGCTTCTCGCCCCCTTTCCTTTTTATACCGGCTCGATCTCTATAACCAGTTTGTCTTTACCTTCCTCGTATCTATAACAAAGCTCCTTTACGTATCTTACGTTGTCGTCTTTGAATATTTGACCTTTAGCTAAGTCAAGAAAGCACTTAGCCCACAACCCACACTTATTATCTAAATCCCAATTTTTGAGTTCTCTATGGTAAATGATTTTTACCCTAACAGGAACTTCTATGAGGCCTATCTCACTAAACTCCTTACACCACAAGAACTGCTTTAGCTCATGAACAATCCGCTGACGAACCGAGTAATGGATGCCTGCATAAATTGCGTTGTAACCGAGATAAATCTTACGCTTTTTGATTTTGCCAACTTCAATAAAAGTAGGTGGGTTCTCATACTCTAATCGTATCATTTGCGTATAGATAGGAAGTCTATAATAGCCTCTATTTCGTCACAAATCTTTATCTGGAGAGCGTATTTCTGAGGAGCGTTACTTTATTCTAATAGGTTATGAAGTTCTCCTAAGGTCAGCATATATTCAGCTAAATCCCCAAAGGTTAACTTCTCGTTTTGCTCCTCTTGTTGCTCTTTTACAGCCATTCTATCTTTGCTCCTAAGCTATTTTTCTAAGTGATGTTTTATTATTTGCTCTGCCACTAAGATAATTCTTCAGAGTCCCATAATTTATTCCAAGGATTTCTGATGCCTCTTTTGTGCTATTGTAGAACTTGCCTGTGGATACATCATAAACTGGATTGTATTTAATACTTAGCAGACCTTTTTTAAAAGCATGCTTCATATTTGATGACCTGCAACACCATTCTAAATTAAACATACTATTATTAGACTTATCCCCATCTACATGGTTGATTTCTTTAAATTCAGAAGGATTCGGTATAAACATTTCTGCAACAAGTCTATGTAACTTTTTTGTTACTCTTCTTTTATCTATGAATAAATCAACTATTGAGTAGCCATCTTTGTCTTTATAGGGTTTTAGATATTTTTTATGCTTTTCGCTCCACACAAACCCATCTATCGTTACCCAGTAATTAGATTCTAATATTCTCTTTCCTGCTTTCATAACCACTGAATTTTAGTACCGAGGTTCATAGGAATAAATAAGGCAATTTTGCCATCAATCACAATACCACAACCCAAAGTAGGTTTCTTAGCATACACTTTACCATAAGCCATCGCATAAGCCTTTACATCAACCCCACATCCTACGTTCATACCAAAGATTATATCTCTCTCACTTGCACTATACATAACCCCACCAAACGAATGAATATGGCCTATAACAGTAGACTGACGATTATCCCTTGCTCTATTGATTGCACCCATCTGACCGCTACTTCCTGTTCCATGTATATAGAGTACGTTGTCGATTTCGTGACTATATGCCCACTTCCAACCATCGGGATAACCTAACATCTCGTTGTAGGTCTTAAACATTGCTTTAGGTAGACCGGCAGTTTGTAGCTTACGATGAGGTAGACTTGAGTGGTTACCTATACAACCCTGTACTTCAGGAAAGGCTTTCCACCATTGCTCATGCTCTTTACGAGCTAAATCAAGCTCACTACCAGCAGAATGACCATCAGGATCCGTTTCGTGATAGCTAATTGCGTGGAAGTCCGTATCATCACCAATATCTATAATTTCGTTAACTTGGAACTTATTAAAGACTTCGTAAACGAACTTAAAATAATCAGGATGAGTGAAAGGAGCATGGCGGTCACCGATAATTCCTACTACATTGGAGTTTCTAAAACTCTTTACTAAATCGTATTCACCAGAATTTAATCTTGGTCGATAGTCTTGACGCATAGTGTTTGATTTTTGATTTCACTACTAAGGTACAAACTATTATTCCAATAATCAAAAAAATTAACCAATCGAAGTTTATTTTCTTAACTTGTACGCTCTTGTCCTTATCTCTCACGTAAATATTTCTATATTCTACCTTCTTTTCGTATATCTTTATAGGAACAACTTTCTCCTTAGTTATAGAAGCTACCGAATACACACCATTCTTATATACTATCTTGACCTTGCCTCCGTTACTGCCATATAGGCTAAATACGGTATCTCTTAGCGGTTGAGTAAAAGAAACTTCTACGGTATCTGATTTGATGGTAACAATGGTATCTACGATACGCTCAGTAACTATCTTTGTGCGGTCTATAAAGACGCTATCAGTTTTCGATACTATCCTCCGCTTGAATATACCACAAGAAGCAGATAGCAATAATAATAGCAATAAAATCCATTTACTTTTTGTCACCATCTTTAGCAGCTAATAATCCCAATCCAGTAGCAATAGCTACACCAGCATCTGACCAACTAGCCTTGCCCATAAACACACTAACGGCAGCACCTATCATTAAGCACCAACCGAATAAACTTGTTTTCCAACTTTTACCTAAAATCTTTTCCATTATCCTTGCCCTCTATATTTCTTTTTGTAGTTTTTAGTACCTTTTATTTTGCTATCGCTTTTTCTATGACGACCAGGTCTTCTTACCTTTGGTTTCTTCTTGAACAGTTTAATGTCCGATATTTTTGCCTTAGCCATATATTCTTACAATCTCTATCTCGGCCTCTTTGCCAGTTAATAATTTAGTTAGTTCTTTCTCGGTAGACCCGAAAATCCAATTAGTAATATTCTTTATTGTAGGATGGACTTTGTTAACATTGCGATGTCGTGCTACAAGCGGGCAACCTTCTGTATTGTGGTGTGTGTTACCTCCATGAAGTCTTACTCCCTCAAATCCCGGTACGTTAAGCAATAACGGCATAGGTCTCTGGAAGCGATTAGAGAAGGTTACAGCCACTTTATATTTACCGGTAGGTATTGCGGTCTGTGCAGGTACTTTCTTCGCTCTGATGTCAGCTAATGCATGAGAATTGCGTAGATTTCTGTCTTTATCTTCTAAGGTGTAGCAAAAGAACTTACCATCAATATATAGCTTACCCATAGTCTCAGTAGGAGTAAACAAATCTCTCTCTAAACGTAACTTTATCATTTGCTCAATAAATCTTTAAGGAAGTTTAGTATTCCCAATCCCACGAGGGTTACTAACGCATAGAAATAAGACTTATACTTCTTGAGGTCATTCTCTAAGCTATCTACCTTGTTCTTGGTGATGTTGTAGTCTTCTACAAGCCCATGTTGGTCAGGAAACGACGAATTGCCCGCTAAAAGCGTATGGACGTCTTTAATCATCTCCTTTAAGTCAGCAAGGTTTGCTTTTATGTCCTCAATCTCTTCGGCCATTATCTCTAATTTGTTTTTTTCGTGGGATGTCATTTCATTAAAAACTTTCTATTCTGGTGATTGTAAAATCAAGGTCTGTAGTATCTGTATATTCGCATGAATAAAGTATTGAGTCCTGCTCGGCTGCTTTTAAGTCAAAGCTATAGTCAAGCAAGCAAAATGTTTTCTCAGGAACGTCTGTGATTGTGTAGGTAAATTTCTGTCCTATGTCGTAGAAACTTGACTTAAACACACCCTCTACGTTTACATTTAGAACACCTATATTCTTTTGGATGCCTTGTCCTACCTCGTATTGTATTGTAGGAGAGCCTCCGTAAATGTAATCGTCATTTATATATTGATTCCAAGTGGTAATTAAAGCATTCGATACAACAGCCGCATTTGCCTTATCTATAGTTTCGCTACCTATATTTAAGTATCTACCTCCGTAAAAGAACAAAGGAATTGACTCGACCACGTACGTATCTTTATTATTTACTCTATTTTCGTAGAAAGAACGAGAGGTTGTATTTGAAGGTACGCTGTCTATCTGTTCTCCCTTGTAAACTTGTATAAATGCGTATTCTATGAATATTGCACCACCTGGTTGATCATCAGCAGTAGGCCTTAAGATCCTAATCGTAACAGTTCCACTATATGGTATTTCTAAGCCTTTAAATGTACCTACTAAAACGGCATTTGCTATCCCTGTTGTAGAATCTTGCCAAGATAATTGACCTGCGGTTATTGTGCTTTCGTAAGAATATCTATATTGTGTGTTGCCATCCTTGTCCTGATAGGTCAATACAGCGTAAGCAGCAGTGCTAGCTTCCAATAAAGGGTTTGCAGCTATTACACCAGCGTCATTGTCCCAATATGTTGCAGCAGATATAACATCTCCCTCTGAAACTTGTATGGCTTCCGTTTCCCAATAAGTAGAATAACTCAAAGGGCTTGTATTAGCTGGCATTTTAAGACCAAATCTATAGTTATATGGCGAGGTAGCACTTGTTTTATATATCTCCTTAGAGCTTGGCTGTGAAGGGCCTCCTACTAATCTTAATCCAGATGGCTTTAGAGAACCGCTTGACATATCGAAACCCCATAAGTAACCATTATATCCATTAGCTGCCTTGCTAGTATTGGTAGATATATCTAAGTATTTATAAGGCAACGAGAATCTTAATTGTTGACTACGGTTAATTTGTTTAAAACCAGAAGCACCAATCGCTACAGGACTATCAGTCTCCGTTACATCTGCAATATAGGTTTTCCCTGAACTTGCATAACGCTTATAAACTCTTGATGACTCGTTAATCAACTTGTCGTATGAGCTTATATAGAACTTACCTAATTTCTGATAGGCTACTAGTCCAAATGTACCGCAGATTCCCGATAAGATAGTAAAGTAGTCAAGATAATCACCAGGCCCCTTCATGAAAGCATTTTTCAGAAGATACATCTCGTCCATAGTTATATTCTTGGGAGATATTGCACCCTCGTTGCTTATAATCATATCCGGAACAGTCTTGCTATAAGGGAAGTTAATCCTAACTTCATAGTCTAATCCCGCTGAGTAAACAGCATCAAGCATTAAGTCAAGTAACGATATTTTATCTATAGCATCAAATCCGATTAACCTATCCTGTACAGATTCATAAAATAAGGTAGACTTCATTAAGGAAAAGTCCGAAAAATTTAACGAAAATGTATATGGTTGTATCTCAGTCAACACGACGTCAGAGGTAGGCATATAATACCCTTTCCACTTAACCACATTGTCTTTTTGTATCTCTATGTAGAACTCGTCTAATTCGGCAGTTAAGAACTCGTTAAAGTCAAATGTACTTGCGTTCCAAGTACCTGAATAAGCATCCCAGTTATCTACAACCTCGTTCCAATATCTTAACGTACCATCCTGTAGGAATAAGTTAACAGTAGCGTTAGAAGCAATAATTGGCCTATATGAACTATTGCCTGTTCTCTCTGTTTCTATAACTAAAGGTTGGGTTGTAGTAGTTAACTCGTAGATTATATCCGAGTAGTCTTTTTTGTAAATAAGTGCCTCGTACTGACCAGCAGTATTTTGGTACACGTCAGAAAATCTGATTAGATATTTTGCTCCGTAAGCCATTAATAATTTCCATTTCTATTTCTATCTGCTCTCTTAATTAAGATTGATAGATCATTTCCACTAACTCTTGTCTCTGCTATTACTGGCATCATTTGTCCGCCACCTGCATTTCCGATTATAGATTGTAATTTATCTAATGGTGCTACCACCTCTGGATTAGACCTCGCTCCCGCATATTCGCCTATTAGTGCATTCGTAGGGCCATAAACTATACCGCCAGAAGCAAACTCTGTACTGCCTCCAGTATTTAAACCGCTTAGCATTCCAAATATCGACTTAAAGTCAACTTTGGTAGACCCAGGGAATATAGAACCCAAGATTAATGATAACAGGGCAGCGGCAGCAACAGCGGCAATAAGTTTTTTAATCATTGAGCCAATAGCCTTTATTACACCAGAGAAACTCATTTTACCTGTCTCTAACATGGAGTTAAAGGCATTTACCAAATCAGAACCAATAGATTGAACCAAAAACCTTACTGAGTCATTTGCAGATTTTTGAGATTCAGTTAATTCTTTTGTTTGTTCAATGGTTTGCTGATAAATAGGGTCTAGTGCATATAAGCCTCTAGCTATCTCATCGTTTAAATCTTGAGTTGAGGATGTTTCAGCATCAGTTGCCTCCTTTGCGTCTTGGGATATTTTTATCCCCATTAACCTTATTGCGAATCTGTTTGCTTCTAACTGTAAGTTCTCCTCTGTAGCCTTATTTAAGTCTGTTTGAGATTTTTTAGTCTTATCGTTAGATAATCCAAGTGCTGTTATTTGCGTATAAACACCTTTAAGCTGAGACTCTAAAGTCCCCATAACATTCTTTAGCTCGGCAGTTCTTGATGTAAAAGCTTTTAAGCCAAATTTATTTAATCCTGCCTGCGCTCCTTTTGTAAAGTCGGCTATAGGGTTATTCTCTCCTGTAAATGGATTTATAAAATCAAGGAATGATCTCCAATATACAGTAGCCTTATCTAAAAGACCGGCTTGTTCTGCAAGTGGAGTATTCTGCATTTTGAACATTTCAGCAGACAATCTTGAATACTCATTGGCTATCGCTGTAGCTTGAGCATTAAGAAGCATACTCTTGGTTAGTCTATCTACTAAGTCAGATGTTTTTTGAGATGAGGCCCCCGTTACAGTTAAGTTGCCATTGAACTCCTTGTACTCGGCATTAATTTTATTTACGGCATCTTGTCTTTGGCGAAGGCTTAATGTCTCATCTTTTGCTATTGATAATAATGAATTTAAAGCTAACGCATTTTTATTGGCCTCACCGGTTCCTTTTGATAGTTCATTATAGAAATCCTCAGTAGCCTTTTTAGTGTACATCATTGTGTACGCAACTACGGTTAACGCAGCAGTAATAACAGAACCAGCTAACGATAAGGCGACCCCTAATCCCTTAGAGACGTTACTCATCATTACGAGTTGGTCAATAAGAATAGGTATGTTATTTGATATAGCTAGTAACCCAAGACCAAAGTCATTAGCAAAGAAACCGGCGTCCCTAATAACCTGACCAAAGGCAAATGCAACTAATCGACCACGACCAGCCTCATTATTCATTTTAGCCATTCCAGCAGAAGCGTCATCGGTAGACTTTTTAAATTTACCAAGTACCTGCTCAACTGCCTTTAACCTTTCATTTAGGTTAGTTATGTCGACATCTATCTTTACTCTAAAATTACTATCCATTGTTATCTAGCTTTTTGACAACCGCTTCAAAGTCGTCTTTTGTTAGTGGTTCTTGCTTAGGCTTTTTGGGTTTGCCTATCTTATCTGTCCAGAGAGGGAGTATTTGTTCTGGTTTCTTCTGATCAGTCCTTTTACCTACATTTGCATTATAAATCATAGATATAACTGACCTTGTATGCTCCCAATCCTTAGTTTGTCTTTTGATTTGTCCATAAGCATAACGATTATAGTTAGCCCACGTCATATCGAAGAATTGGTCGGGAAGAAGCCCTACTTCACATATTGCAAAGTCTACGACCTCTTCCCAGCCTATTTTTTTGGCGATTTCTCACCTTTAGAATTAGAACCCATTGCTTCCTGAATTTCGACAACACCTTGCGTAGCTTTTACCGACTCCTCAAACACTTGAGTAATTTCAGTAATCTGCGATATAGGCATATCATCAACCCAGCCAATAACATCCTCGTAGGTAAAGTCCTCTAACTCTTTTTTGATAAAGCAGTTATTCTTTAGTCCGCAATAAACCAAATCAGCACATAGCTTAATAGGGTTTTGCTCGTTAAATTCTACTACTCCTGTGTTGTTTAACTTAGAGTACTCAATCAATGCGTAGTTGCCAAACTTAACACCACGCTTCTTACCACCTAATTCTAATTGTATATAACCTGTCATAATTTTTCTCCGTTAAAGTAATGTTGTGGTTACCGCCCGAAGAGATTAATTAGGCTACAGTAGATTGGGTTAATGCACCAGTACCTTGGAAGGTTACACTAAATCCTGAAGGGCTTTCCATATCAGCAGTCTGGGAGATAGAAGATACGTAAGCGTTACCGCTCAACAACATATCACCAGCGGTTGAAGTTGCGAAAGTTACTGCTACAGTATTACGTGCAATAAGCATTGCTACTAACTCGTCAGTTTCTACACTTGCAGAAGTTGCGTAGTCGATTAAACCATCAGAAGATAATGTGAAGCTACGTACACCTGCGAAGAACTCTGCCCATCCAGCTGAATCCTTGGTAGTTGCATCAGGCATATCTACACTAAGTTCTAAACTTGCGGTAGTTGCTTTTAAGATTGGCACGCCACCGACTTTGATTACTAAATTTGTTCCGTTAATTAAGGCCATTGTTTTGTTTTATTTAATTGTTAATGATTAAGCTACTGTGTCTGCGAAAATCTCAGTTCCCTGAAGAGTTCCTGAATAAGTTACTACGTCTTCCATAGGGCCTTCGATAGTTAAACTTGAGATATATACATATCCGTTGTAAATTAAAGAGCCTGCAAGGTTCGTAGTGAATTTTACTAAGAATTTGGTTTTGTTTTCTATTGCTGTTTCTAACCACGCTGGGTCAATATCGTCAGAATAGTCTACAAGACCTTCAAAGTCTAATGTGAATGATCTGCTACCCATGATAAATTCGCTCCAACCTGAAGAGCTTCTAGAGGTAGCATCAATAGGGTTTGCCTCAACACTAAGGGTGAAGCTGCGGGAATGACCAAACGCTTTGTTAGTCGCCCCATCGAGTACGTAAAGTACAAGGTCTGTTCCGTTTACTAATGCCATGATTTATAATTGTTCTACTATGTTTCTAATTCTAATTATCTTTCTTACCTCATAAAAGCCATCAAATTGACTCTCGATATATCCTGTTGACTCTAATAGGTTTGTAATCACCTTAAAGTCTGGAGATGCGTCTGGTAGGCTACTGCGGTTTATCAATAGTTGCATAACCTGGTTAGAGATATTGTCTGCATCTGCTTTAGAGTAGTTAGTACCATCTGTACCGGTAAATACTTGTACGGTAACTACGCAGTTACTATTAAAGTTGCTCTTGCTACTCTCATCCACCACGCTAATGTTAGCCACTTGGATATAGGGATAATTCGCACTATCAGGCACGTTATCATACACAGGAACATTACTAGCGTTTAGCGTTACGTTTCCGTTTAGTTTGGCATAATATGCCTTTCTTAAGCTATATCCTACGTCTTTCATTAGTTAGCAAATGGTGGAGATAAAATTTCTTGATTTGATGCAATCTCCGCTTGTAAAACAAGATTATCAACCGCTTGGTTTAAGTATTCCATATCGTTAGCTTCCACTAACCATGATGATACTTGCTCTTCTGTTAATTCTTCAAAAGGAGTAAAGCTGGCGGGACTAGGTGCAGAAAACGCATTACATCCAGGAACGAAGTACGACTCGTTGCCATATGTCCAATGAATTACTTCTACTACATTGCTAAGACCATCTAATGATTTAGCGCATACGAAACTCTCTTCGTTAAATATAAATTTATATTCCATTTCTTAAGGTGTTATGAATCCACTTACTAAATCATAGGTAGCCTGTACTGTTGCTACTGTCCAAGTTGCCGATGCGGTTTGATTTAAGCCTGTTACTGTTTGACTTGCAACATCTGTACCATCTCTATATACAGCAGCTTTAGCATCATTACAATCAACTCCTGTTACACCAGATGAAGATTCTACATAAATAGTATCACCAACAACTACTGTAAAAGAACCACTTGCAGCCGTTGATCCTGTTCCACTCGCTACTGTTACCCCATTTTTTTTCATTGCCCATGTACGAGTATTACAAGTTCCTGCATATGAATGTTGCCAATAAACAGTTGCAACCCCTGCGCCGGACATTGACTTAAGCATCATATTTAATAAGTGTCCCATACTATATAGTTAAATCTCCTATCACATACCACTCATCTGTTCCTACCTTTACACAAGTACATCCTGCGTACTGACCACTAATTTTCAATGCGTTTGACTTAGAGCGTAATGTAACTCCTGCCCCTGCAACGATTGTTGTTTGTCCTGCACCGTATTGTATAATCGCTATCTCTGTTCCTATTGGGAATGCTACGCTTGAGTTAGGAGGTATGGTGAGGTTATTAGCAGTTCCTACGTTCATCTCAACGATATCATTCTGATCGGTAATAGCAAGTGTATAAGATGCAGTCCTACGATTAAATATATTTTGGAAACTAATATTTCCAGTTACCTGAAGTTTAGCACCAGTGTTATTATCAGTTGAAGAACCTATTGCTACGTTACCTCCTGAGAAGATACGCATACGTTCAGTTGCAGATGCAGTTGTTCTAAAAATTAAAGCCGCATCAGAGCCAATATTCATATTAGTGGCATCATTGTAGGCGTACCCTATTGGTGTAGTGCCACTATTCCAAACTATCTGACCAAGTATGCCAGCACCTCCCCCAACTGTGAGTGTTCTGTATCCAGCAGAAGAAAAAGGTGAAGTAGTTCCTATGGCTGTGTTTCCCGCTAAATAGTTATTAGCAGTACCATCCATATACAAGTTAAACCTGCCTGTACCTGATGGGATTGAGCCCCTAAATCCGTAATTATTAGTACCTCCAATTAATCCAGAATTAACATTAAACCCTACCTGAGTTGTAACCGTAGAGCCAGCCCCTATTGTTGCTTGTGTTGCTCTAAAATGGCTTATCTCTGCTAAAGTAAATGCTGTAGCTTGCGTACCTATAAATGTATTGTACCCTATACCAGCAACTGTTACGTCGGATTGGAATACTGTTTGGTTGTCTATTGCAAGGAATTGAGTCCCACCTGTACCGTTTCTTGATATTCTAAGAGATGTTGTTGCTAATGATGTTGAACCAATACCTAAACTTCCTGCTAGATAATTATTAGCAGTGCCATCCATATACAAGTTCCAACGCCCTGTTCCTGATGCTATTAACCCTCTAAAAGCGTAGTTATTGGTAGCACCTGTTAAACTTGAATCTACTATAAACCCATGTTGATTTGTTATTGTAGTTCCAGCACCAAATGTCCCTTGAGCGGCAACAAAATGATTTAATGCCCCAGATGTTAAAGATGCAGCAGTACTTGCAAGAGTTGAAAAATACCTTGTATTGCTTGTTGCGGTTGTAGGAACAGTACCATCAACCATTATCCCAATCGGGGTATTGTTGCCATCAAACTGCCTTGATATACGTAAACTATACCCAGTTAAAGCTGTAGAACCGATACCCAAAGAACCCGAACTAATTGTGGTATTACCAGTTAATGTAATTAGCGAACCACTATCTGTGATATTAGAGTTTCCAATAGCTGAAGTGCTTGTAAACTTAGGTAGGGTATTTGTTGTTCCTGTACCTGTTACAGGATTGGTTAAAGCGTTCTGCTTATTGTTGAAAGTAGTCCAATCAGTTGAACTTAAAAATCCGTTTTGGCTTCCACTTGCTTGTTGTATAGAGAATGCTCCTGTACCGCTATTGTAGCTTAATGGACTTGATGCCGATAAAGACGATAATGTAATATAACTACTTGAGTCTACGCTACCATCTGCCTTCAAGAACTGACTTGACGCACCCCCTGATTTTATTAGACTTGTCGCTGTTAGGTTTCCTGATACGGTTGTAG